AACCATCTTCTAATTCGTATTCTAACTTACCAGAAAATTCTGACAACTTAGATTCTTTAATCGCAGTAACAACTGGATCAATAGTAAAAACATTGGAAGAAGCAAGCTCAATATATGATTCTATAAGGGTATCTGTAATTTTATCGATATCGTGATATTGTCTAATATAACTAGCTACTTTTTCTTCAGGTATTGTCGTTTCAATATTCTCTAATAACTTAATGTTTTCAATATATGATTTTGCGTAATTGCTTGCTTCTTCCAATGTCTTCGCTTCATATTCAACATGGTCGCCATCAACGAAAATATCTAACTCTTCAGAAATATCAACATAGTAGTTATAAACTGTGAATGATGCAGCAAGTCCATTATTAGATAGGACTTGCTTGCGGAACGAGTTATAACTTTTAGTCATTACTTCTTCTTGTTTAACTTAGCCAATGTTAATGCCAAACGAGCACGCTTTCCTGCAGTACCTGTAGCGTGTTTATGCTTCTCAGCATATTCATGAGTAGACTCACCAGCTTTTTTAGCTGCTGCAGTTTCTGCTCCTGGATGTTTGATAGCGCCAGCGATCCAATTCTTTTCGTCAAGGTTTTCTACTTCTTCATTTTTAAGAGCAGACTTCTTAACCATTTTCTTAATTAACTTCTCGTCATCCAATTCGTCTTTCTCGTTTCCTGGATGAGTTCCCATAGGTTTTACCTTTGACTCTTTTTCTTCTTCAACAACTTCTTCTTGAGAAGCGAACATGTTCTGAGAAACATTAGAACGCATATCGTCTAACTTCTCAGATACTTTAACAGCCATTGTTTGGTTAAACGCTGCTTCAATGCTAGTAGCATCTCCGCTGTAAATTGCATCAATTAAATCGCGAGTACTCATTTCTTATCTCCTGTTTTGTCTTCGCCAGTATCTAGGAATCCAGCTTTATCAAGTTCTTGGTTGGTAGCAACTTGTTGGATACCAGCCATTTGACCTTGCATTTGAGCATTACTTAATTGGTAATCTCCATCTTTCTTGATTTGTGTATCCATATCTTCGATTTGGTCTTCAGATAAACGCAGAACATTTTTCTTAACCCAATCGGTTGAATAAAACTTACCAATATATGGCTCAATTTGTTGTAATGCCTGAATTCTATTAGCAAGAATCTCAGCATCTTTCAACTCAGCAAAGTCGTTGTCTTTCATAAAGTCGTAGCGCAGATCTTTCTTGATATCTGACCACTCGTCTTCACGAATAATACCTTTAGCAATCAATTGAACTTTTAAAGCGTCATTAAAGAGAGCAGTAAAACGCTTACGCAATCTAGAGATAAACTTTGTAAATTTCAATTCATCGCGACTAATTTCAGAAGCACGACCTAACTGGAAACCATCGCCAGATTTGAGTCTGCTTGTTGGCACATTAAGCGCCTGATATAATTTCTCTTGGAAGTATTGGATGTCTTGGATTTCACCAAGGTTTTGACCACCTGGAAGTGTAGTAATTTCTGTTCCCTTACCACCTTCGCGACGAGGCATCCAAAAGTCTTCAAGCATCGAAAGAAACTTACGATCGTCACGGACTTCGCCAGTGTTAGCATCGTATGTAACTTTATTACGATAACGATTCATTAAATCATTAACATATTGTTCTGCTTTAATCTTTGGCAGATTACCCACATCAACATAAAATATTCTACGCTCTGGAGCACGAGAGATACGGTAAATAACTACAGCATCTTCGATCATCTTAAGTTGATTGACTGGCTTAATTGCTTTATGCAAATAAGATAACATCATTCCAGTGTTAGCATCAACCATACCAGAACCGCAATATAACACAGAGTCAACAGTTAAACGGATACCCTGTGTTGTTTGTTCTGTAATTCCTTTGTCATTATAGATGTAGTATTCTTCAATACCAACTACAACTTCAACACCTTTACCATCTTTATCTTTTCTAATATTCTTAATGCGACGAATTTTTCTTGGATCGATAGGTCTTAATTCTTGAATACCTTGTTTCGGATCTTTCTCGTCAATAAGAATGTGGAAGTAAATTCTTCCATCAATATACCACTGTCTGAAAAGGTCATGTCCTTTATCAGGAAATCTTAATAACATCATAACATTTTCAAATTCTTCTCGTATCTTTTTCTTGATACTATCAGAAACTTTAATGTCATCAGCAATAATTTTTACAGCTTCTACATCTTCTTCAACAACAATCGCTTCATTAACAATATCATCGATCGCAGTATCACAATCGGCATATTGAGCGACTTCACGATAACGACGGATAAGGTCGTTTTCGTTTTTAACAATACCTTCCATGTCAACAACAAGAGAATAATACGCTCCTGCGTTGACAGATGTGGTTACAGTAGAACCATCATCTGGAGTAGGGATTACCACTGAAGGTAATTCCCTCTCCTTTTTGCGTTTAATCTCAAAACCGAATAACTCAGCCATTATATAACCTCAAGTAAAAAAATCTAACCCAGATGGATTAGATTGGGAATGTTCCAATTGGTGTATTAACTGCAGCAGTAACGCTAACAGCAGATCCACCAGTTGTAGTATTGGAAGTCCAGTAATTGTATTGGAATGTCACATCGAAAGTTTCGATTTGATTGGTTGTTTCATAATCCAAACCAATAGCACCAATGCTAATTGGATATGCATCAGTAAAATTGTAAGTCTTAACAAAAGCACCTGAACGATCTAACTGATTTACAGACATATCAACTTGGTAATCTCTTGGATTAGTACGACCTAAAGTAGTCGAATTATTTTGAATACCATCTGACCAAATTTCAAAAGCATTTCTGATATTGAAAGAAGTGTCGTTGTAAATAGTAACAGACCATTGTTCGAATGTACGCTCGCCAGCAAAATTAACAGCACGACCACGGTACTGCATCGCAATGTTTTCTAAAGTAGAAGCTGGTAAAGTTGTTGCTTTACACAAGAATTGACCTTGTAGACCAGCGAGAGCACCAAGAGTTACGAATCCAGGGAACTGTAAATTAACCATAAACTGGTTTGGGCGTGCGCCACCACCAGTTAATTGGGCTTTAAAATCAGCAATATTTGCCATTTGATTATCTCCTTAGTTTATCTATTTATCTTTAATTAACCACCAATTTCAGTGAAGTTAGCAGAAGTGCTAGCAGCAATGAAGTTGAGTTGAATAAAGTTAATAGAACGAGCTGGCTTAATGTAGATATCGGCAACGAACTGATTAGAGTCAACTACCTGAGCTGTATTGTTGCTTGAGTTACATACAACAACGAAGTCAGTAATACCACGACGACCCTGAACATCACGCAAGAATGGTTGAACCATGTTTGTAAATTGCGCTTGGGTAAAGCTGTCGTTGAATTCAAAGAGTTGATACTTAGCAGCGATAGCAATTGCTTTCTCAAGAACGATAAACAAGCGACGAACATTGATACGATCAAATGCGCTTGGTTTAGTCTGCATAGTTTTGTCTCCGTAGAGAACAACACCATTTCCTGGGAAAGAAACAACTGGGTTAATGTTTGCTTGATATAATGTATCGCGATTAGTTGAATCTGGGTTATAAGCAAGGCGAACAACATTCTTGATTTGTCCACGAGTATAACCACCTGGAGACCACCATGCGTCATTAGTTTGATCAGTACGAGCGCACAAGCCAGCGATGTCGCCATTTAATGGAACATAACGATATTTGTCATTGTAGCGATCGTATTGATATTTGTAACCAGAGTCCATTACAGCATATGAGCCAGAGTAATTTACTGCGTTACGGTAAGCAACGATTGATGTAGTTTGAGTTGAAGTATTTCCAACAATTGGACCACCTGCTGAAACATCTTGTGGGGAAATAAATGCTACGCAATCTTTACGACTATCAGCAATACCACAGATATAATTAGCAGTAGTTGAATCAGCAGCACCTGCCATTAATAAACTAATATCATACAACTCAGCATTAGTAAACAATGCATAAGCAGCTTGTTGGTATGAGTCAGTTAAGTTGTAATCAGAAATACCACCAGAGAGTGTATAACCAGTAGCAGCAGCGGATGGAGCAGCAGCAAAAGTTACACCAGAAGCATATGCGCCCCAGTTACCTGATGGATAATCCATCCACCAAATATAATTTGATGAAGAGTTGATTACATTTTTGTAGTGATTATTTACACCANTGCTATTCATAGCATCAGCAGCTTTAGAAACATAACCAAATTTTTCTAAAATAGTTCCTGGAGTTCCAGTCCAAACACCAGTGCTATCAACGATAACAACATGTAACTCATCAAGAGATCCACCAACAGAAGCAGCATAAGCAGAAGTACCTGGAGCAGAATTAAACTGTCCTTTGTATGCCCATGTTGAATAAGTTGTAGAGTCAGCGTAAGAGATTAATAATCCGTTACCTAATGCTCCTGGATACTTAGCAGCGAATTCGCCAACAACACCAGCGCCAGTGCTGTAGTTGTTTAAGTAATCTTGACCATTGTTAATTTTAACACCAGCAGTAGTAATAGTAGAAGTCGCTAAAGCTGTAGTTCCACTTGGTGGAGCAGCGATAGTAATTGTTGGAGCCTGAGCATATCCAGTACCAGCAGTAACAATGTTAATACCAGTTACTGAAGAAGTTGCCAATGTTACTGAACCAACAGTAAATCCAGTTCCAGTTCCACTTACTGTTATTGTAGGGGTTTTCTTATATCCACTACCAGGAGCAGTAATTGTAAAAGAAGCAATAGCGCCACCTGAAAGTGTAACAGTAGCAGTTGCGCCTGAACCAGTGTCTCCAGCAGCAGGAGTAATAGTTACTGTTGGAGTGCCAGTATAACCAGTACCACCAGAACCTACAGAAATGGCAGTAACTCCACCACCAGAAATTACAGTAGTAGCAGTAGCTTGAATACCACCAGATTCGTCTGGTGCAGAAATTGTTACAGCTGGAGGAGTAGCAGTAGAAGTATAACCACTACCAGCAGTTCCAACAGAAATAGTTGAAACACTACCAGATTGAATATGAACAGCATTTTTAGCACTAGCAGAATCGGCACGAACTAACAAGAGATTGTTCGAATATGCTAAAAAGTTAGCTGCTGTAAAGAAAGATTGGAAGTTGGAATCGTTAGGAAATCCGAATTGTTTTACCAATTGATTCTCAGAAGAGACTGTAATTGGACTTAAAACTGGACCCCATGGGAATGACCCAGCGAACGCACCAGTAGAAGTACTTACTGCTGGGATGATCGATGAGAAATCTTTTTCTACGACTGCAACACCTGGACTAAGTTGAAAAGGCATTGTAATTCTCCTTGTTACATGTACATGTTATTTGTTTGTGCCATTGAAGTTAAGCATTCACCAAATTATTTAGTTTTTTCCGCTTTTTAGAAGTTCAAAAGAGGTCTTTCCTCAGAACCTTGGCCGTCTGCTATAAACCCAAATGGGGTTAATTCATTTTCAATCGCTTTGATTCGAGTTTTATAAATCAATTCTCTGAGATTGATATCATTTAAATCTTTAAAATATGGCTGGGTAGTTAGCCAACCAAATAGAACCAGTGTCATAACTAGGTCGTCATTGTATCCATCGTCTGCAGCGTATGAACCTTTTGATTCTATAAAAGTTGTAATTTCTGAAATCGTATCAGCATCAGGAATCAGTAATTTCTGCTCCTCAACCATACTCTTAAAGTTCATACAACCAATTCGTTTAACCTTCCTATCGGTTGTTACACCCAACTGAGTGCGACCACCACCGAAACCACCCGAGATCGTTTGACCTTGAGCATTTCTATTCACAAATAGTAGGTTTTCATACTCTAGTTCATTATGTAGAATATTAGCAACTTGCTCACTTATATTTATCTCAATTAAAATATAGGCATTATTGTATTCTTTGGCTACTTTGTATATAAAATTTGGATATAATAGTGGAGATATATCATTTTTTCTAAACTTGGCTACCTGTTTATATGGAGCAGTTGTAATATCAATAACTGAAAAAGCTGAATAGTCTCCATCAACACCAGCGCCCACATCGGCGATTAAAACATAGGAATGTGGTGGCTTGAATTTTGGTTTACCAAAGTCGTCATATTCTTCAGTTTCCATTTCATAAACTGGTTCTTCATAAACATCTAAACCATCTTTAGAATAGATTGGATATGTTGGTGACATATTACCAATTACATCAGAATTGATAAGTGTAAGAGCAGAACCGAGGAATTTACAAAGAACCTCTTGATTGAATTTAAGATCGCCAAGAATACCACGCTGTTCATCAGCCCATTTTTTATCACGACCTGGAATTTCCCAGTATGGAATAAACAGATTTACGAAACCATTACGCTTGTTATCAGCATCGTTCCAGAATTTCCAGAAGTGATTATAACCAAGCGGAGTT